CCGCGAAAGCGGTTTTTTTTCGCCTCCCCAAAGCCCCTCCTCAAGGGGCTTTGGCGTTCTCAACCCGGAGAAACCCACCTATGCCTACCCGCCAAACCTACACCGTCCTCATCCCATTCCCTACCGGAGGCGGCCATTGGTCCACCGTTGGCCAGGAACTGGAACTGCTGGACGTCGAAGCATCCGCCCTGCGCACCGCTGGCCGTCTGGAACTGACCAGCGTCCTTAACTCCACCCCCAAGAAGGCTGAATAACCATGGCTGAGGTTCTGAACTTCGAGCACAACGGTATTACCGTCAATGCCACCGAATCCCCCGAGGCCATGGGTGGCCTGGGTGATAACGTCATCGGTCTGGTCGGCACCGCGCCGAACGCCCATGCGTCGATTCCAAAAAATGCGCCGTTTCGCATCAATAGCTTCAGCACCCAGGCGCTGCTGGACACCACCGGTGCCGAGTCGGGCACGTTGTTCCACGCCGTCTACCAGATTCTCAAAGTGGTGAAGGTGCCGGTCTACGTGGTGATCGTCGAAGAGGGCGCCACTGCGGCCGATACGCTCCACAATGTGATCGGCGGTAACGACCCGGTCACCGGCCGCAAACTGGGCCTGGCCGCACTCGCCAGCGTGCCTGAAGACCTGACCATCATCGGCGCCCCCGGCTTCACTGGCACCAAGGCCGTGGCCGGCGAGTTTGCCTCGTTCGGCAAGCGCATCAAGGCGCGTGTCGTGCTCGACGGCAAAGATGCCAGCGTCGCCGACCAAGTGGCCTATAGCGGCGAACTGGGCGGCGCCGACCTGGGTTTCGACCGCTGCCTGCTGGTGCACAACATGCCGTCGGTGTACTCCAAGGCGGCGAAGAAAAACGTGTTTCTGTCGCCGTCGTCTCTGGCGATCGCCGCGCTGGCCAAGGTCAAGCAGTGGGAGAGCCCGGGTAATCAGGTGACATTCGCCGAGGACGTTTCCCGCGTGGTCGAGTACAACATCCTCGACACCTCCACCGAAGGCGACCTGCTCAACCGTTATGGCGTGAGCTACTACGCGCGCACCATCCTCGGCGGCTTTTCGTTGCTGGGTAACCGTTCCATCACCGGCAAATTCATCAGCTATGTCGGCCTGGAAGATGCCATCAGCCGCAAATTGGTCAAGGCCGGCCAGAAAGCCATGGCCAAGAACCTCACCAAGTCCTTCATGGATCAGGAGGTCAAGCGCATCAACGACTGGCTGCAAACCCTGGTCGCCGACGAAACCATTCCCGGCGCCAGCGTGTACCTGCACCCGGAGTTGAACAGTGTCGAGAAGTACAAAAACGGCACCTGGTTCATCGTCATCGACTATGGCCGCTACGCGCCCAACGAACACATGATTTATCAACTCAACGCCCGCGATGAAATCATCGAGCAGTTCCTGGAGGACGTTCTCTAATGTTTACCAACCGAGTCAGACAGGCCATTGCGGCCACCCTCCAAGGCCTGCCGTTGTCCGCGACCGTGGAAGAGTTCACTCCGCCGAAGATCGAGTTCGACATGGAACCCATGTCCGGTGGGCGCTTTATCGCCGAGGAAATGGCCAAGAGCGGCAAGGTGCTCAATGCCACGCTGGTCCTCCAGGGTGCCGGTCCTGAAATCATGCTGGCGCTGGGCGTGCGCATGGGTGATGACATCCTACTCAACGTACGTGAAGCCGGTCAGGACCAGGACGGCAAGACGTATTTCACCTACCACACCGTCGGCGGCAAGCTCAAATCCCTGGATGAAGCGAAGCTGAAAATGGGCGAGAAGGCGCTCACCACGCTGGAGTTGTCCTGCCGTACCTACAACCGTCTGGAAAACGGCATCCCGGTGATCGATATCGACGTGCGCACCCAGAAATTCGTGCTCAACGGCGTCGATATCCTGGGGGATGCGCGCCGCGCTGTGCTGATGCCTTAAACCCCTGGGGGCGAGTGCGCTCGCCCCTTGCTTGAACAAGGAATTGCCCCATGGCCTGGATGCCACCGCTGCATAGGTTGCTGTCTGCAATCACCGCCGACACCGGCGCGACGATCGAGCAGGTGCAACTCAAACCGCTGTACTACGCCGCGCAAAAAGACGCGCTGGCCCGGGCCGGTGACGACGAGGACGATCAGTTCTTTGAACTGGCGAAACTCGCCACCGGCCTGTCGGAAAAAGAACTCGACCAGCTCAAGCGCCCGGACTACGTGTCTATCGCTCAGTACGTACACGAGATGTCGACGCGACCTGCTTCATTCTTTCTCAACGAAGCTCAGCAGTCGTCCCACGACCAGCCCATCCAACTGCTACTGCCCCTGGATGCAGCCGGCCGAACCCTGACTGAACTGCCTCTGGAAATGCCCGCCCTGCGCGCCACCAAAGTGATGAAAAAACTCGCCACCAACAAAGAACGCGCCGAGTTCATCACCGCCCATTGCACCGGCTTAATGATCGCGGATCTCGCGGGTTTGACCGTACCGGACTGGACGGAATTGCAGGAGCGCATCGACGATTTTTTAAATCAACCGGCGGACTTCTTTCGGAACGCGACATCGAGGTGATCCTCGATGTGGTACCGCTGGTTTACTCGGTAAACGAAGCGGAAATTCTCGACTGGGACGCCGCAAAAGCACTGCGCCGCTACGACATTGCGATCACTCGCCTTGGGGCTAAACAGGAGTAAAGCGAGATGCAAGAGACTCAATATGCGCCCCGGCTCGCGGTGCAAGACAACCGCTGGATGCTCGGTGACGCGGATCTGGGCAGTGTGCTCGCACCGTTCTCTGCAAGCTTGGCCGCGCCTGAGCGCGAGGCTCCATCACCGCAATCGACGCTCAGCTCGGCGCTGGTTACCGTCAGCGTGGACCTGAATGCGTTGACCCTGGAGCAGGTGCGGTTGCGCGAGACGCTGGAGACGCTCAACACGACGTTGTTCATCACCGGCGCTGCCCTGACCGCCCCGGTCCTGAGCCCCGCGGCCAGTGAGACGAAGAAAACGCCGGAAGAAAAAAAGCCTGCCGAATCCTCCGCCACTCAATTGCTCAAGTGGGCCGGTGAAGGCTTGGCGGATTCATTCAGAACCAAGGTTTCAGACAAGGTGCTTGAAGCGACCCTGGGCAAAATCCCCGGCATCGGTGCGGTGTTTCAGGGGGGCGGCAAGGGCGGTGACACTTGCTGCGCGGGTGTCAGCGAGGCGCTGCGGGGGCGTGAGCGTTATGGGCCCAACAAGGCGTCTGGGAGGAGAGGGCCAGGCAAGCCTACGTTCATGAAGTCAAGGCGCAGTCCCCCCCGAACCTCTTTGAGTTTCTTCGCCACGGTGCGCAGCTTCTTCGAGAAGGTAAGCAAGGTATTCGAAGGTCCGCGCCTGGGGTTCAATGCCTCGACGATTGCTCCACGCGCAGCGGCCCCTTCGAGCCTGGCTGGCGCCGCGACCCGACTGGAGTCATCCGTCGTGCGCAGGCTGGGCCCGCTGAAGTACGTCGACACCGCGATGGCCGTCGTGCAAGGCGTGCGCCAGGGCGATGCCAAAGCCGTTGGCAGTGGCCTCAGCACCGCCGGTGGCGCCTGGGCTGGCGCATCGGCCGGGGCTGCACTTGGCACGCTGGTTTTTCCCGGTATCGGTACCGCCGTCGGTGGTGCAATCGGTGGCTTGCTGGGCAGCGAAGCGGGCAGTTGGCTCGGCGACAAACTGTTCAGTTCAAGTGATCGCCTGCCCGCGCCGAATGCCCTGAGCAAGGAACTCAACAGTGCTCGCACCGACAACGTCCAGGTCACGATCTCGCCGAGCATCCAGATCACCGGCGTCAACCCCGCCGATGCCCAGCAAGTGGTCAACCAAGTGCTCCAGGCCCTGCAATTCCAATGCATGCCCATGGTGATCGATTCCCTCGGCATTCGACGCAACGCGGCATTGGCCGACCCCGGAGGTGATTGATGCGACAACAGATGGTATTGGGCGATTTTATCTTTGGCCTCTCACGAGGTTTTGCCTACGCCACGCTCACCCACAGCAGTTACGGGGGCTGGAGCAACCTGGAAATCATTGCCAGCAAGCCGCAGTCCCGTCAGAGCGGTCAGGCTCTGGAGAAACTCACGTTCGGCGGCACGGCAATGTACGCCGTAGGTATGCAGCGCCTGGACGAGTTGCGCGCCTTGCAGAATGCGCGGGCACCGCTGCCGCTGGTCGACGGGATCGGCCGGAACTGGGGGCTGTGGCGCATCAATTCCGTGGTGGAAAACCAAAGCCATGTGATCGACGACGGCACCGCCATGGTCATGTCCTGGAGCCTTGAATTGGAGGAGTTCGTCAATGCGTAGAGTGCGAAGTATTGCCGGGGACTCAGTCAACCTGCTGCTGTACCGCGAGTTGGGGCGCTGTGACGACGCTGCTGAAGAAACCCTCTGGCGCCTGAACCCCGAACTGGCCGAGCACGGGCCGGTACTGTCGGCGGGCGTGTGGGTGGTGGTGCCGGAGTTGCACGCCCGGCCAGCGGCATTGCGGCCGATTTCGGCCTGGGATTGAGGAGGCCATATGACACAGGGATTCACCCCGGTCGTTGAGTTCTACGGTGCCAATGCGGCATTGCTCAATCAACGTTTGATGCACTGGAGCCATACCGATGCCGCCGGTATCCAGACCGACCGACTGGAACTCACGCTCAATACCGAGGGCCTGGTAGGGTTGCCGAGCTTGAGCGGCAAGATCGGCATGCGGGTCGGCTATCAGGAGTCGGGCCTGGTGGAGAAGGGCGAATTCGTCATCACGCAGCGAACCCCGGTGCTGTTTCCGATGCGCTTGATGATCGTCGCCACCGCCGCACCTTTCAGTGCCGCGGACCCCAGCCATTACCGGCAGCGTCGCTCCGCCAGTTACGGGCCTACCACCCTGGGCGCGCTGTTTCGTCAGTTAGTCAGCCGGCATGGCTATTCACCCCGGGTGGCACCGGCGCTGGAAGGCATTCCGATTCCCCATATCGATCAATCCAACGAAAGCGACATGGCGTTTATCACGCGCCTGGCCAATCGCTATAGCGCCATCACAAAACCGATCAACGAACTGTATGTGATGGCGGAAGCCGGCAAGGTCCGCTCGCTTTCCGGGCAGCCTCTGCCGGAGGTGACGTTATCCGTGACCCAGGACAACCGACCCGGTGACCAAGCGTTCATCACAGCCAGGCTCGACGAGCAATCGCGTTCTAAGTACATGGGGTGCCGTGTGACCTGGTGGGATGCGGCTGGGGGCAAACAGCACGTCGTGCAAGTCGGCATTGCGCCGTTCAAAACCTTGCGCCAACGCTGCCAGAACGAAGCCGAAGCCCGCGCTGTGGCCGAAGGCGAACTGCGGCGCGTGGGCCGTGAAGGTTTGAAATTACAGATCGATTGTCCAGGCAACCCGCTGCTCGCCGCTGAAGGGTTGCTGCTGCTGGATGAGAGCTGGCCGTCCTATATGCAAGGGCGCTGGTCGATCACCCAAGTGACCCATGTGGGTGACCCGACGACGGGGTATCGCAGTTCGATTGTGGCGGGCGGGTTGTCGATCTAGACCTTCTTACAGAGTAGAAACCATGCTGATTACGCTTGCCCAGCTTGTCCACGTCATGCCAGCAGCCCGCCTCGTAGCGGGTGTTTTTTTGCCCGCCATAAATGCGGCGATGGAACGGTACGCTATCGACACCCCCCAACGCATCGCTGCCTTTCTCGCTCAGATCGCTCACGAATCCGGCGAGCTGCAATACCTGCGCGAACTGGGCAGCCACCAATACCTGAGCAAATACGACACCGGCAGCTTGGCTGCGCGCCTGGGCAATACGCCCGAAGCGGACGGTGACGGTCAGAAGTATCGGGGCAGGGGGCTCATTCAGGTTACCGGCCGTCGAAACTATATGACGTGCAGTCGGGCGCTATTCGGCGACGATCGCCTGTTGGCACAGCCTGAACTGCTTGAGCAGCCCCGGTGGGCGTGTGAGTCGGCGGCTTGGTATTGGGCAAGCAATGGTCTGAACGCGTTGGCCGACATGGATCAATTCACCACGATTACGCGCCGCATCAATGGTGGGCTCAATGGCCTGGAGCGGCGCATGCAGCTGTGGGCGCGGGCGAAGGCGGTGTTATGCGGTTCTTAACGTCCTACCGTTTGCTCGGCTATTTCCTGCTGGTGGCGATGGCGGCGGGGCTGGCCTGGCAGGTGCAGGTCTGGCGGTATGAGGCGCAGATCCAACGGTTGGCGACGATACATGCCCGGGAGCTCGATCAACAACACCAGTTGGCCGTGCGTCAACAACAGGCCGAACACGACAAGCGACTGGCCCTGGAGCAGAAGCTCAGCGCCAACGATCAACAACACGCGCAGGAGTTAAGCGATGCACAACGTCATCAGGCTGCTTTGCGTGATCGCCTGGCCACTGCTGATGTGCGGTTGTCAGTCCTTCTCGACACCCGCGACCCCGCCAACGGTTGTGCAGTGCCAGCCTCCACCGCCGCCAGCGGCCTGGTTCATGCAGCCCCGCGAGCCCGACTTGACCCGGCGCATGCTCAGCGAATTATCGCCATCACCGACGACGGCGATAACGCCCTGATTGCCTTACGAGCGTGCCAGGCCTACGTGCGAACCATCGCCCGTTAGCATCTTGATGCAGCCGGTGGCTTGCGTGCGCGATCGGCTCCTGTAGGGTAGGCGAACGCCCGCCCACTCCAGGAGACGACCGTGAACGAGATCACTCAACTTGCCGCTGAACTGGGCCGCCGCCTGCAGGTGCTCAATGCACATGTCACCACGGCAGAGTCCTGTACCGGTGGCGGCATTGCCGAGGCTATTACGCGGATTCCCGGCAGTTCGGCCTGGTTCGAGGCCGGTTATGTCACCTACTCCAACCGGCAGAAGACTCGACAGTTGAATGTTCCCGACGAGCTGTTTGCCAAAGTAGGGGCCGTGAGTCAGGAAGTGGTGGAGGCGATGGTGCGCGGGGCCCAGGAGAAAAGCCTGGCGCGATTCGCCGTCGCGGTCAGTGGCGTGGCGGGGCCGGATGGTGGTTCGCCGGAAAAACCGGTGGGTACCGTTTGGCTGGCGTTCGGCGTGGGGGATGAGGTTACGGCACAGCGCGAGCACTTCAAGGGCAACCGTGACGAGGTCCGCCGACAAACGGTCAAGGCCGCGCTGGAGGGCTTGTTGCGACGAGTTGCAGTAGAAATAGAAAAACAGGGGTAGGCGTTCTCCGATCTTTGTGGAACAATACTGTCTACTTATACAGGTGTTGGCCGTCAGGCCTTATTGATTACGTGAGGACTTTAATGGACGACAACAAGAAGAAAGCCTTGGCTGCGGCCCTGGTACACAAGGAACAACAATA